AGTTATCATCGGTATTGTAGTATATTTGTCCAATCGCATTAGTATCTCCAGCAGCCTTAGCTATTTCAGCCGTAGTAGCTGATCCAGCTAATGATGAGACTAATACTAACCCACCGCCAGAGGTTACTTTTATCACCCCTGTAGAAGTTTCTGTAGGGGTTAGACTAGAATCAAACTTATAAAGCAATTGTTGAGTACCGTTATCAATAACCAAGTGTTGACCATTAACAAACTGTGCAAATGCTTCTGCTTCTGTTACGTCTTTTAATACGTTGCCAGAAACAAAGTCATAGAAGTCTTTAGTTATTTGTTGTAATCTTGGCATTATGCAGTTCTCCTATAAAATGCTAATTTTAGGGATTTAATATTCATTGTATGATGATGGGATGACCCACCTCCAGATCCTTTAGTTTCTGTAGTTACTATGTTCTTAGATTGGAAAGTACCTACTTCAATACCACCACCTTGTCTATATATACCTAACGGAGTAGTATTAGACCCACCCGACCAAGATCCCTCAATAAGGCCATAGTTGACACCAGGGGTATTAGTAAGAACCCCTCCAACTCCGTGGTAGTGCTCGAAATCCTCTGGGTTTAGTGTAGTGCTCCCAGTATTGCCTTGAAGACTTTTAGAGCCAGCAGTAGTCCCAGCCTGTGCTAAAGTACCTGTCTCTACGGCATACCCCGTACTAAGTAGCTCCCAAGTTACCCCTAAGACACCACTAAGTGGAGGAGTAGCCCCGTGACTCACGAATACAGTCCCTACTGGGAATATGGCATCTATTAGGACTTTTAAACCAGCGTCACTTATTACTACATTTTCTAACTTACTGTCTGCAAAAGTTTGAACAGTGTCACTAAAATAAATATCTTGTCTAGTCCAGTTATCAGTATCTACTGTAGGGTCTGAACCACCAGTAACCCCGTTTTGAGTAGCTACGTAAGTATAACTATTGGTTACAGACTTGCATAAAGCGTTCTTGTTGTAAGTAATGCTTGAATTAAATTCAGCTACACCAGACTCTACTATATGGCCTACTGCCTCACCTATACGTTTCATAGCATAGTTTTGGTAGTCGTATCTAGCTGGCTCAATCTCCCAGCCTTCGTTGTATTTACTATTAGATGGAGCAGTTGCTACCCCGTCTTGACCCCATATTACAGTATCTAAATTACTTGGTAATGATATAGTGGCTGCCATACTTGTACTCTCCTATTAAGCAGTATCAGTAATAGTGTACCACACACCCAATGTCTTTGGGTATATGAATGAATTAAAAATGGTTCTACTTTGGTACTGGCTAGGTATCGCTACTTGGCCTCCTACATACGATCCAGAAAATATGTACAACTCCCACAAAGTAAACTCTCTGTCAATGGTAAATACAGGATTAAGAGGAGTTGACTCGTCCAACGTTATTGTAGCAGTAGACCCGTCTAGTATCTCATCTATGGCAGATATCACTCCATCCACTGAGCCATTAAACCAATTCATCCTCACTTTAGCTTTTAGTATTCTTCTGTACCCTGAATCGGGCATTGGTACTACATCAAAGAACAGAGATCTAATGTCTAACCAGCTACCCCCAGAATTTATAGTACCATCACTCCAGCCAGCTTCATTAGTGAAAATACCTGGTTTCTCTCCAGCAGCCCCACTGAATACGAATACTGCCTGAACTACGTCTTTAGGAGTGGTAGGTCTGTGAACCCCTAGCAAAAGCCCCAAGACATCTAAATCATCACCACTGGCCTCGTCTATGTCAATTATTTTAAGTATGTCTTGAAAAGTAGTTTCAATATCATTCATTTGACCTAAAAACGGAGTCAAAAAATTCTTCATATTAGGGGAATTTTTGTAGATAGTTATTAACCTACTTAACCCTTCTGACTTTAAATCTCTATTATCTATAGGCATAGTACTAGCTCACCAAAGTTATAGTTATGTTTGACTCTTGTAAATTAGCAGCAGCCCTAGACCCTATCTCAATATCAGCAGACACAGCCGACTCTCCTGTTTTATTCCAAGTAAATGACTGGATACTGTACCCTGATTCAGCCCCAGCTATAATGACAAATGCTTGGGAGTATACTGCCGTAGCTGCTATATTTAAGCCATTTACGTAATCTAGGATACCGTCCTTTATTGCTGTTTCAGCAAAAGCAGCATTAAATTGTTGACCAGTAGCAGCCTTTATAGTGATAGCTACTTCAAATTCTTCCGTATCAGCAATACTAAAGTTTATAGTATGATCAACCCCCTCTACGTCAGTGGCAGTGCCTTCTACATTTAATGCTCCCGTAGGCTGCTCTGATTCAGAAGTAATCCCAGGTGGCTTATTAGCCCATATTAATTGAGCTACTTCATCATACACGTCTTGGATAGGCAGCACTGTAACAATTCTAACTATAGGCTCAAAGTAACCAGGAGTAAAACCACTTGTAGCTGGGGTTGGGTTATCGGTATCTGTTTTATATTCGTACACTTTGGCCTTACTGACTGATATCATAGCCAATAGAGCACCAGCTAAGCTATCTACTAGGTTACTACCGTTCTTAGCTGACTGGAATTGAAGAGCCACCCTGAACGCACTATCGATCTCGTAATCTTCTCCTACCGTGGTAGTAGCACTAGAGACATCTACACTAGTCCACCCAGATACTTGAGTAAGGATTGAGAATGACTGGCCTGTATCAACTTGTCTAGCCCCGTCAATATCATTAGAGAAAGTTCCTATAACCTGTGTTTGACCTGTCGGTATAGTAACGTCTGAGTTTAGTGAGTATACGTCTGAATTGATATTTGCATTGGTGTACCCTATTTTAGATCCAGCGGATATAACAGTACCAGCAGTACCGTTAAGCAGTACATTGGTTAAAGTAGTTGGGGTGGCCTGCTGTCTAGTAGCTAATAGTAATTTAGCTAATATGTCTAATTCAACCCCAATTGCTTTAGATAAATCAAACTGAGTCTTAACAGCATCAGATAACTGGTAAAGCTCAAATAATGCAGCAGAAAGTATACCGATAAACTCCCCTACTGGTTCAGACGGGTCTGTGTTTATATCAGACCCAAATAGTGTCTGTAGTTGTAGAGTTATTTCATCAATTATATCTTGTAAAGTTATCATACCTGTACCTCAACTGTCCCAGTATTGCCCAACGTAGTTTGGGCATTGAAATTAATTATAAGTTTTCTTTGAGTATAGTCATATACCGAAGAGTAGTATACTACTTGCGTAACATCAACCACACTATTAATAGCATCAATAAACTCTTGGTCAATAGCATTTTTGGAAGCGCCTTTTCTAAAAACTGTCCCATAGTAATCAACACCTAATCCAGTATTCAAAAACCACTCGCCTACTACTAATAGTATAGCGGTAGTGCAGTTTTGGGCTATAGCCTCAACCCCTGAAATAGTATTAAACTGACCGTTAGAGTTGAAAGATATGTCATACTCTCCGTTATCATTTTTTGAAGCCAATAAGCTTAACATAGTTTCTCCTCTATGGTACTGATACCCCTGATACTCCAGCGCCAGTAGTAACCCCACCGTGTTTATGTAAGTCAAGATCGATGCCAGCAGTTGTTTTAACAGTGTCGGCTGTAATAGTCGTGGCAGTTAAGGTGTTTGCAGTAACATCACCATTCAACTTAATATCGCTCGCATTTACTTCAACTTCCGATACTCCAATAGTAAGTTTACCATCTTCCAAAGTCAATGTAGATCCACCAACCTTTAATGATATGCTACTCCCGTCATTTTTGATAGATATTACGGTATTGTTATCTACAGTCCGTATATCTAAGCTATCCTCAGAAGGAGAAACAATGTCGTTATGCTTTGGTATCGAAAACTCTTTTATCAAGGCCACTGCATCCTCTATATCACCATTGTTTAAGTGATATGGGAGAGATATCTCTCCTGTTTGGTAAGCCCCAAAACTAGACTTGTGTGCAAAGTACAGTAGGCACTCGTCTCCTACAGTTACATTTTTAGTTATTACTAAATTACCACTCCTATCAAAGCATACAGGTACTTCTCTGATTTCAGGCATATTTTCAGCGTACCCACCACCTTGTACAGTAGAGTCATAAAACCATTGCATAGTCAAAGGCTGTACAGTAGCTAAGCCGTTAGTAGAGTCATACTCTTTAATAACTCCTGGAAGCATAGTATACATACTTTTAGTAGCATTGCTTGATATCCTAGATATAGCATCACCTAGCGTCTTTTTTCTTACTTGATCATAATTAGGCATTTTAAAGTATCCTTACATAGTCTGGAGGTAGTGTAGTGAATTGAGTAACCCACTCCCCTCCTCTACTATCTCCAGATAAGGTAACTTGCATTACTACGGCAGTAATCTCTACTGGATTACTAAGCCCTAAAGACTGAAAGTAGGTCGAAGAAGCTTGTCTAAAACCCCCATTAGATTTTACCGTCACTACAGACATTGGCGTTATCCTTGGATTTAGTAAAGACTTGCCAGTAACCGTACCAGCAGGGGATAGGATAGGAACACCTAGCAGTCCTGTTGATTGTTCAACGGTGGTAATCTCAGAAGCACTAAATGAAGGTTGGTTGGTGCTGGTATTAGGTGCGCCCTTAACAAATAATGTGTTAGTGTTGTCTATATACCACACCCTACTTCCTCCAACAATAGAAGTCAATGCAGACACTAAAGTAGTACCCTTAGAGAATGATATGCCTTTAAACTCAGGCTCACTATTAGACCGATTAACTAAATCAAAACCATTTAAATTATCCCCAGCATTTATGGTCAAGTCGGCCTGTTCCATATACTTATTTATGTAGTATAAGAAAACATCTTTTCTACTAACTACGGCAGAGGTAGATACTTTAGACTTAGCAAACCTATTTAGGTCATTTTCATCAATTTCTTGGTTCAATAGAGAAGAATTGGTTATACCTACTACGGTTGTTATGATATCAGCACCTTGTCTATACGATACAGCGTTATAGACATCCCCATTAATAAGAATAGGAGCAGTAGTCCTAATGTCTTCTACATTGGTATTCTCTGTTATAGTGCTGGTATTTACAAATTTCCTGTACCCAGCAGACAGGCTTACAGTGCTGTAGTCTCCAGACTCCAATAAGTTCCTGATATTTGAAGATAGGTTATAGATAGATATGACAAAATTACACATATTACCAGTTGATGACAACGATTCATTATTAAAACTATTGACTACAATATTAAATACTATCCTAAGACCAGTATTATCCGTATCATCGTTTTTAATAACTATCCCGTAATCGTCTGCTACTGGAGACGGGAAACTAAGTACATAGTCTCTGTACATTCTTACATCTGAACTCATAGCGAAGATATATCCCCGTAATTGGATAATTCCAACAGGTCGGCTTGTTCACTACCGTATAGCAATATTAAGCTGGTATCTAAGCTCTCAAAATCATATACTATTTCCCCAGTATCCAACACCGTAGGGTTACTTATAACTGGTATTATGAAGCCACCATTAAGGCTTATGCTTTGCATATTCAACACTTCATATGGCTCTAGTGATTGGGACGGCACTACTACCCCATCTACTCTGTTAGTTATCTGTACAAAGTATTTTTCCATCCTACCATTCCATTGAAATTGCATCCTCAACGGTACGATACCTACTGTAAAATCTACTACTCTGTTACCAAAAGTACCTATATTTATTTTAAATAATGACATATTACACTCCTGGACTAACTATTAAATCAGCAGGGTTAAACCCCTCTGTTAAACTATTTTTAGCACCTGTCACGGTATCATAAAATTCTGGAGAAGTAGCGTTTATAGACTGCCTTGGGTTTAGTACACTGTCTTCTGGGCTTATCATCTGTACCAGCTTCATAACGTATTCTAACCCTAGCCCAGCTTTAGCAGAATCTTTGAACGATAGGTTTTCCACTATCATATTCTCATAGCTTTGGGGGTATATAGTTACTTTTATTTTACCACCATTCTTTAATTCGTATATTTCCTTGAAATACTCGTACCACACCGTAGTATTGTTGGTAGCACTGTCTAGCCCTGGTATACTGATAGAAGCATCTACTAACCCAAGAGGAGAAGAGTAGTTAGGGTTCAGAACCCCTGATAACGTTATTTCCACGGCTTCTTTTACTATATTGTCTCCAACAGGAGCACCAAATTGAACTGGGTTCTTGGTTATTGTATTTCTTAGAACGTGGTTTACGCTTACTACGCATTCGAAGTCTTCCCCGTCTATACCATAAGGCAAGGTACTATTTATTACCTCCATCCTTACTGTTTTTATGGCCTCTTTACCTGTTACAATACTCTGTATTGGTGAAA